GCTATTGTGACATCATCAGATGAGTCCCCGAAGGGGGATGGATTTTCATAATATTTTTCTTCCTACCTCGACTCCGGCATGTGCTGGAAAAAAAGAATGGCCTCCCCCAGGGGAGGTCATTTTATTGTAGAATTTGCGACGCGTTAGCAGGTACTACCAAAGGAAGAGAAAGCGCTGCGCCGCCGCGAGCCCAAAAGATAGCAATTTTTTGATAAAAATTTTCAAGGTATTTCATTACCTCAAGGAGCAAAATGACTACAAAAAAGTTGAAACTGAGCAAACTGAAACCGGCAAAATATAATCCACGGGTGAAACTTGAGCCTGGGATGCCGGAATATGAGAAGCTGAAAAACAGTATCAAGAAATTTGGGTATGTAGATCCCATTATCGTGAACGCTGACGGCACCATTATCGGTGGCCACCAGCGTTTTTTCGTTCTGCAGGATCTTGGATATGAAGAGGTCGAGTGTGTGACCGTCAATCTCAGTAAGACTGACGAGAAGGCGCTGAACATTGCATTAAATAAGATTTCAGGAGAATGGGACGAAGAAAAGCTCAAGGCACTCCTGGGAGATCTTAATCTGGAACAATTCGATCTCAGCCTGACCGGATTTGAAGATGACGAGCTGACCGAGCTTATCGGCGACGTGAATCCGGATGACTGGTTCGAGAACCGGGAACGCAACGACAAGAGCCGGGAAGAGGGCAACGACGAATATAACGAGTTCCTGGATAAGTTCGAAGCGAAGAAAACCACGGACGATTGCTACACTCCGGATCTGATCTATGACGCGGTTGCCGACTGGGTGGCAAAGGAGTATAACCTTCTGAAGGAAAAATTCGTTCGTCCATTTTACCCGGGCGGAGATTATCAAAAATTTAACTATGGGGGGGGGTATTGTTGTTGACAATCCTCCCTTCAGCATTCTATCTGAGATCATCAAGTGGTACGCTGATCATGATGTGAAGTTCTTCCTGTTCGCTCCAAGTCTTACGCTGTTCTCTTCCTCTTCTTCTTCGCATGCGTGTTCTATATGCTGTGGAGCTTCAGTGGTATACGAAAACGGTGCATCCGTTCGCACGTCTTTTGTGACCAATTTAGAGGACTACAGATTCAGAACGGCACCGGATCTGTATCAGGCGATAAAGCAAGCGAACGATGAAAACTTGAAACAGCAGCGGAAAGAGCTGCCAATCTATTCATATCCCGATTGTGTGGTTACTTCTTCAAAAATGGCATGGCTTTGTCACTATGGAATCGACATGAAGGTAAGTAAGGAAGACAGTTATCCTATTTCCGCGCTGGAATCCCAGAAGAAGATAGGAAAAGCAATTTTCGGGAAAGGATATCTCGTTTCGGAAAAAGTTGCAGCTGAGAAGGCCGCAGCTGAGAAGGCCGCAGCTGAGAAGGCCGCAGCTGAGAAGGCCGCAGCTGAGAAGGCCGCAGCTGAGAAGGCCGCAGCGCACCGGTGGGAGTTAAGTGATGAAGAAAACGAGATAGTGAAGAGACTAGGCAAATAAAAGTCCATGGAAGGAGCAAACATGGCAGCAACTAAGAATAAAGCACCTGCAGCCAAGACTGATGGCCCAAGCAATCCACTGACTGCAGAACAAATCGGAGCGCTGTTTGAACTCACTCCGAGAAGAATAAGACAACTCGAGCAGGACGGCGTGATCAAATCCGTCACCGTGAAGGTTAATGGCCGGAGCGTGAGACGTTATGACCTGGTCCCTGTCGTCCATGATTATATAAAGCATCTCAGCGACAAGCTCAACAAGAAAGATCAGAAGAGCAACGACCTGGAAGACCAGAAACTGGAAGGTGAGATCCGGATCAAAGATGCCAGAGCGCAGAAGCTGGAGATGGAACTGCAGGAACTGCGCGGAGAGATGCACCGGTCGGAAGACGTGGAAGCTGTGACCAATGAGCTGGTATACAGTATCCGGTCGATGCTCCTGGCACTTCCGGGACGTCTCGCTGTGGATACCTGCAATGCAGCGTCACCGGCTGAGGCGTCAGATCTGATCCGACAGGAGTGCTATCAGATCCTGGTGGAACTCTCGGATCACCAGTATGATCCGGATAAATACAAGGCCTACGTCCGCGAACGAGAGGGCTGGTCTACGGATCTGCTCCCACAGAGCGATGAGACGGATGATGCTGATGAATAGCAATACACTGAAGTGCTTCCAGAAGATCTGCGAAGGCTTCAAACCACCAGAGAACCTCACGGTCTCTGAGTGGGCAGATAAATACCGCCGGCTGTCTCCGGAAAGCTCAGCAGAAGCAGGGCCATGGAGAACAAAGCGTACGCCGTACCTTAAGGAACCAATGGATGCCATGACGGATCCTAAGGTTCGAAACATTGTTATCGTGGCAGCGTCTCAGGTCGGAAAGTCCGAAGCTGAGATGAACTTCATCGGATATATCATTGACCAGGATCCAGGATCCACGATGTATATCCATCCGACTATTGAAGATGCGAAAAAGTTCTCCAAGCTGAGAATCTCACCCATGATCCGGGACTGCAGGACCATCAAGAAGAAGGTACACGACGTCCGGACACGAGATGGTGGCAACACTGTGTTGCAGAAATCGTTCCCGGGAGGAATGCTCACACTGGCAGGATCTAATAGCGCATCAGCTTTGGCATCCACTCCGGCACGGTACATCATCGGCGACGAAAGAGACCGGTGGGCATCCTCTGCCGGACGTGAAGGTGATCCGTGGGAGCTGGCAAAGGCCAGACAGACCACCTTCTACAATGCCAAGAGCATCGAGGTAAGCACTCCGACCATCAAAGGATCCAGTGCCATCGAGGCAAGCTATGCCAAAGGGACGCAGGAGCGATGGTGCCACCAGTGTCCTGACTGTGGTGAGTATTCCGAAATTGTCTTCTCAGATATCCGGTTCACTCCTCACATGGAGATCGTTAATAAGAAAAAGCAGTGGAGCGTCGAAGAACCTCCCACCTGGGTGTGCCCGAAGTGCGGAACCGTCCATTCCGAGGACGAGATGCGCAGACAGCCAACAAAGTGGGTAGCGGAGAACCCTGCAGCATATGAAAAAGGCGTCCGGTCGTTCTGGCTGAACGCTTTTTCTTCGCCCTGGACGAGCTGGGAACGGATCTGTGTCCGATTTCTGGAAGCGAAGGACGATCCGGAGCAGCTGAAGGTCGTCTATAACACTCTGCTCGGACAGCTGTGGGAAGATCGTGGGGATCTGGAGGACGAAGATTCCATGATGGCACGGCGTGAAGAATACGGCGTCCGGGACGACGGGAGTGAGATCGAGCTTCCGGAAGGCGTCCTAGTCGTAACGATCGGCGTGGACACTCAGGACAACCGATTCGAGTATGAAGTGGTCGGTTGGGGACACTTTGAAGAGTCGTGGGGCATCGAAAAGGGCATCATCATGGGCCGTCCCGACTCCCCGGACACGTGGCAGAGGTTAGATGACCTCATGTCGCACGTGTGGAAATTTAAGAATGGCAGAGGCCTCCGGGCGTCGATCATGCTCATCGACTCCGGTGGCCATTTTACATATGAGGTCTATCAGAATACGAAGATCCGCATGAATCACCGTGTATTCTCCTGCAAAGGCAAAGGTGGCGAGGGGTATCCGTACGTATCGCCACCGAATAAGGTCGCATCCACACCCAGAAGCAAGGTAAAAGACACCTGGTTGTACACTTTGGGCGTTGATGCCGGCAAAACAGCCATCTACAGCAACCTGAAAGTGCAGGAACCGGGCCCTAAATACTGCCATTTCCCGAAGGAAGCCCGTGCCGGCTACGATATGAACTTCTTCTCCGGCCTCTTGTCCGAGCACCTCACTCTGACGCATAAGAACGGTGTGGACAAGTGGGAGTGGGTGAAAATCCCTGGCCACGAGCGAAATGAGGCCCTGGACTGCAGAAACTATGCCAAGGCAGGTCTGAAGATCGTGAATCCGGATATGGATGCCATCGAGAGGCAGCTCAGGAACGCAGAGAAGCCAAAAGGACCGGCGTCTGGAAGACCTCCGGAGAAGACGAGCAGGAAACGGAGGCGATCCGTTGATAATTTCGACGAATGGTGATGACTATGAAAACCAAAAAAGTAATAGAGGAACGCCTGGCGCTCACAAAAGACCGCCTGCAGCTGTACCTCGCGAAAGAAAAAGAGATCCTCGACGGAGGCGTCCGGGCGTACGGCATTGGATCCAGAAACCTTGAACGCTACAACGCCGATCTGGATGCTGTTCGGAAAGCAATCGACGAACTGTACGACGATATCGCCGAGCTGGAAGCACAGCTGGACGGCACCGGAGGAGCCAGAAAAGCGGTGGCAGTGATCCCTCGTGACTGGTGATCAATACTTAGGTATCTCTGTTAGGTTTCCACTAGGATTCCTGACGTTGATGCATAAAGGCCCACTGTCTTTTGCTCCGCAGTGGGTCTTTCTATTTGAGCAGGAAGGAGGAAAACACTCTTGAATAAAGACTTTAAAAGGCCTGCATCGGCCAGCAGAAGGATCCGGAACAGCGGATACTCGGAAGCCGGTGCTTCTTACAGTAAGAGAGCGCTCAGAGGGTTCCATGCTCATTCTGGGTCTCCCGTT